TGCTGCTGGATCAAATCTTGGAACTAACATTACTCAATGGACTATTAATACTTGGTTTTATGCCAACAGTTGGCAGACTGGTGGATATTTGCCCGCCATATTTACAGGTGTATACACTGGCGGTGGTGGCAGTACCTCAACGGTTAATTTCTGTTTGACTAGTTATAACGGCAGTACAGCTAGCGATACTAATATACGTGCAGGATATTATAGTGTTGCAACTGGTTGGCAATTGAGCGGTGGCTATGCACTTACAACTGGCACATGGTATAACATTGTGGGCACATACGATGGTGCCAATATCAAATTATATATTAACAATGTACTACAAAACACAACGGCTAGTGCCGGCGGCGGAAGCAATTTGGTCAGTACACTAGGGTATCGTGTTGCACGACGTTGGGATGGCTACGACTCTTTTGATGCTTACATTCCGGTTGCTATGTTGTACAATCGTGCATTGAGTGCCATTGAAGTTAGCCAAAACTTTAATTATTTTAGAGCAAGGTACGGTGTATGAACATAGGTGGCGGAATCAATATTGGTGGTGGCATAAGCATTCGAACAGAATCGAGTTTAAGTTATGTCACCACTGGCCTGTTGTTCAATCTTGATATGCAAAACTATGTGTCAGGAACAACTTGGCCCGATAATAGTGGTAATAACAATAATTTTACCTTCTATCAAGCACCTACCGGTAGCGGTTATGGTACGGTATACAATACTGGTACAAGACAGGCCTATTGGAGTAGTCCTGGAAATAACGGTGCGGTTGCGGCCAGTGCTATATTTCCGGCAAATACTGACTATAGCAAAGGTATTGTGTTTCAGTTCACGGGAACAACCTTTTTTAACCTAATAGGATCTGGTACTAACGAAACATTTTGGGGTTCTGGTACTACCACCCTACAGGCCGGCAATAACAACGGTGACGGGTATGGAGTAGTTCAGGCCAACACCACACTCAGTGCCAATAATTGGTACTATGCTTCGATGAGTTTTAGTGGGACTACGGGCTGGACTATCTACATAAATGGTGTGGCCCATGGAACCAGTGCCTCTACTACAAATAGACCGTCGGCATCAACACCAGAAATATTTGCATACCAAGGCAATGCCAACAACACGACTGGTAAAGTTGCAGTAGCACATGTCTATACCAGGGCATTGAGTGCTGCGGAACATCTTCAAAATGCCACCTATTATTTGACTAGATATAACGGATCAAGTCCAGCCTAAACAGTTGATTCTAACCAAAATATCGTATATAATAGTACGATGCTGAACTCGATTTTAGACACAGTCAACCAATTACTGCCCGCAAAAAGAAAAACTAACTCCACAAGTGGTTGGGTCAGTTTCAATGCTGTGTGTTGTCACAATCGAGGCGAAAGCCAAGACACTCGTGGACGTGGCGGTATCATTACCAATCCCAATGGTGCTATATCCTACAGTTGTTTTAACTGCAACTATACTGCCAACTATACTCCCGGCAGACATTTAAACTACAAATTTCGTAAACTATTAACGTGGTTAGGAGCAGATGACAATACTGTCAAGCGATTAGTCATTGATGCTATACGTATTAAAGAACTAGTTGATCCCGATCAACCGGAAGAACACAAAGAAGAAATTGTATTCAAACCCCGCCCTTTGCCTGCGGAAGCACAGAGTTTTATGGCACTGGAAACGTTTTATCAATTGAAAGGTGACGCTGCAAGCGGGCCGCCTCCGCATCATGATCCTGTGTTGTACATAGCACAACGTGCAATAGATTTACAAAAATATGAGTGCTACTATACCACAGAACAACAGTATAACTTACACAAGCGAGTTATAATTCCTTTTACATGGCGGAATGAAATTATAGGATATACGGCACGAGCATTTGATCCGCAAGTAAAACCCAAATATTATAGTCAATACGACGCCAACTATGTGTTTAACACAGACCGACAGTTGCCCAATGCTAAATTTGTCATTGTGTGTGAAGGCCCTCTAGATGCAATGGCCGTAGATGGCGTAGCGGTACTAAGCAATGAATGTAGCGAGCAACAAGCCGACATAATTGACAGTTTGGGACGGGAAGTTATTGTGGTACCTGACTATGACCGAGCAGGAATGAAGCTTGTTAGTGATGCACAAGAATTTGGATGGAGCGTCTCTTTTCCATTATGGTTTGGCACATTTAAAGATATCAATGCAGCAGTGATCAAGTATGGCAAATTGTTTGTGTTAAAAAGCATACTCGAAGCACGGGAATCGAGTCGATTAAAAATCGAGCTCAAGAAGAAAAAATTAAATAATCAACTATGACAATAAAAGAATATACACCAGATTTACAAAAGTTATTTTTAGAAATGATGATGCAGGATGCATCAAGTTATGTACGTGTGCAAAACATTTACAATCCCGAGAACTTTGATAGAAGTTTACGAGCAGTTGCAGAGTTTATTAAAACGCACACAGATGCACACAAAACCATGCCAACGTTGGAGCAGATACGAGCCACAACCGGGGTAGAACTAAAGCCAGTACCCGAACTAAACGAGGGACACTATGAATGGTTCATGCAAGAGTTCGAAGGCTTTACCAAGCGACAAGAATTGGAACGTGCGATTTTAAAAGCCGCAGACATGTTGGAAAAAGGTGACTATGATCCTGTAGAAAAATTAATCAAAGATGCGGTACAAATCAGTTTGCAAAAGGATATGGGAACAGATTACTTTGCAGATCCTGCGGCACGTATCAATCGATATTTTAACAGTGGCGGGCAAGTGAGCACAGGCTGGCCACAAATGGACAAACTATTGTATGGCGGATTTAGTCGAGGCGAGCTTAACATTTTTGCTGGAGGTTCGGGCTCGGGTAAATCGCTAGTAATGATGAACATAGCACTCAGCTGGCTACAAGCCGGCTTGAGTGGTGTTTATGTCACGCTAGAGTTGAGTGAAGAACTAACCAGTCTTAGAACCGATGCCATGTTGACCGGCATGGGTACAAAAGACATACGCAAAGACATTGACACAACCACAATGAAGGTTAGACTTGTAAGCAAAAAGTCTGGACAGTACAGAGTCAAAGCATTGCCAGCACAAAGTACGGTAAATGATATTCGCAGTTACTTAAAAGAAGTACAAATACAAACTGGAATACGAGTTGACTTTGTCATGGTGGATTATTTAGACTTGGTAATGCCAGTAAGCGTTAAAGTCAATCCCAACGATCAGTTTATCAAAGACAAGTATGTGGCTGAAGAATTACGCAATCTAGCCAAAGAACTAAACATACTATTGGTAACTGCAAGTCAATTGAATCGTAGCGCAGTTGAAGAAGTAGAATTTGATCACAGTCATATTGCAGGCGGTATCAGTAAAATTAACACAGCAGATAATGTGTTTGGTATCTTTACAAGTCGTGCCATGCGTGAGCGTGGCAAGTATCAAATACAGTGTATGAAGTCGAGATCGAGTACTGGCGTTGGGCACAAAATTGATTTAGAGTACAACATTGAAACCATGCGCATCACTGATCCTGGCGTAGATGCAAACGAGAACAGTTTTGGCCCACCCAAGGCCAGTATCATGGAACAGATCAAAGACAATCCCCGACAGTTTATCAAGCCCGAAGCCAAACCTGGACAAGGGCTGGACATGCCCGCAGTCTCGGCCGAAGTGCAAAGTACCAAACTCAAAAGTATGTTGGCTGGATTAAAGAGCAAAGCGGAATGAATTTGATTTGCTTCCCTCATTACACCTGTGGTGGATTGCTTTGTGATATTTTTAATAACACATTTTCTGCGGTGGGTGCCAATGGAGGAATAAGGTCAATTGCGCACTCTTTGGGGAAAATTGGAGACTCCAATGACATACATGATAGCTATGATCCCAACATATTGCATAAACAATTAGAAAAAATTCGTGTAGAACAATGGCAATGGATTGGAACCCATTGCCATCCTGTATTATTAGATATAACTAAATTTGATAAAGTACTATTGATTACTACAACTACTTTTAAAAGTAAACTATATCGATGGATTAGGGCCTATCATCACTATTATTATAATTCTATTCCTTGGAAAAATCTAATGGGTATAGATCGAATAGACAAAGAAAGAGAAACAGCCAAAAGCTATCTTAAACCATTTTTGCCAATGAGTGCAACAAATGTCATCAATATCGAATTCGCCGAAGTTGTAGAAACTTCCATCGAGTTTACAAAACTCATCGGGGATGTGGAATTTGACAAACATGTATCTAGATGGAAATCGCTGAATAATTTTTTATATGATAGTGATATTTGGCAAACCACAGCAGTAAAAAGATTCTACGAGGCCGAATTGGAAGCAAATCTAAACACACACTATCTGTATGAATAAGATTTTTTGTTTTGGTGATGGGTTTGCTGCAAATCATATTTGGCCCGAGTGGCCTGCTATTGTCTCGGCATTGTATCCAAACATAAAACATGAAAATTTTGGTGCAATAGGCGCCGGCAATGAGTTTATATCATCAGCAATAATTCAAGCACATAAAAAAGATCCAGATGCATTTTTTATAGTGCAGTGGGCCGAATTCAAAAGATTTGATAAATTATTGCAAGATGATTCCTGGGATGAAATAATAAAAACTGATCCAACTTATTATTTTAATACTGTAATGTTAGGACAACAAAAATGGTGGATCAGCAGCAATAGCAAACAAGAATCCGTACAAAAATACCACCAATTTTATGTACAATCTCAACAGGCAAAATTGAGAACCGATAATTACATGTATTTGATATCAAATTTGCTAAAAGATCACGCTATATTCTTTTCAACTCACGACATGAATATCTATTCAATGCATACTAGATTTGCTGGTACAAGACAGAAAGAAATACAACCTGCGCCCTGGATTCATATGTGTTTTGTTGAAGAAATAATACTACCAAAAATGCCATTTTTACCATGCCCCAAGCGTCTAGCAATGCTGAAAGATTTAATTCAACAACAATCCTGGGAGGCCTATCATTGGGACCGGGACAAAATCTGGAATGATATTGTCAATAGTCTAAATTGATAAACAACATAAATACAACACAAATGGAGTAAATCTTGCAAAAGCGAGCCCGTAGTATATTAGACGAATTGGACACGTTGTTGGTACACAAAGATCGCGAGAATCTAGTGGAATCACGTGCTGCTCATGTTATACAGGGTGCGATCAATCTCATCAAGTATATACAAGAAAACTATGAACCCGAGCAAGCCATGGAACTAGAGCGTAGATTGCTCAATAGCATACGCACACAAGAACCAGAAAAATTTTCTCGTGGTATTAGGAAGATCAAAAGTGAAAATTAAAGAAGTAATGTCCGAGGGTTTGCTTGATAAACTGTTAGGACACAAGAGTATCAAGCCCGCGGGTTGGGACGAATTTCATAAAGGGCAACAACAACGGCTAAAACAGGTCAAAGCCGCTAGCAATGCCACAAAACAAAACGTAAAAATTATTCCGGCAAGTGGAGCTCATCCCACAATGGCCAAATACAAGAATCAAGACTATGTGCTGGGCAACAATGAAATCTGGTACACCGCCAAGGGACGTCCAGTCACAATTGCCTTGGCAGCGATCTTGAATCGCGCACTCGAGCAAACATAATGTATCATCTATTCGAAGGCGGTAACGCAATACCCACAAGTAAACCTGTAGATCAAGCGGATGTGCCCACTGTGATTGCCACAACCAAACGCGAAATGCCACAGGCGCTATTAAAGAATTTAGAAACCGATATTGGCAGTGCCGGCTTTAAAACTGTGCCCAGTGGCGACATTGACCTAATGGTTGATGCCGAAGATGTTGTTGCACTATTTAAAACACAAGATGCCAAAGATCCAGTCAAGGCTGCAAAACAAAGTCTAGCAACTTACTTTACAGCAAAAGGCATAGAAGCCAATGTAAACGGACGCAATGTCAGTATTGGAGTAAAATATCCCAAAGGATATGCGCAAGTTGATTTGATGGTTATACAAGATGTGCATGTGGTTGCTCCTTGGCATCAACATGGTAGACGTAAAATGTACGCTGATCCCAATTTTAAAGGTGCACATAATTTTATTTTAATGAACAGTATTGCCAAGCACCTGGGCCTGAAGTTTGATGCATTTGGAGCCAAACTGATGCGTAGAGATGACAACACTGTAGTTGGTCGTACCATGCCCGAAGTTGCCAAAATACTGCTTGGTGCCAAAGGCAAGGAAAGCGATTTGTACAGTGTGAGCGCAATGATACGAGCGCTTGAAGCCGACCCCGATCGAGAAAGTAAGTTGGCACAAGCCAGACAAGATGCAGTAAAAGGATTAATAACCTTGCCCGAGGCTGCACCCATGCCAGGAACAGCAGCTTGGTTTAGACACCTAGGCCATAATTTATGAAACTAGAATTTATTGATAGTATACTGACTGAAGCTGTTGCTGACCAAGGGCCACGTATACCACATCCTGAAGATACCATATTTGATGGATTGGCCGAAGCACAACGATATGTACAAGCACTTAAAGATGTTATAGCTGACCCTGGTAAAATCTCGATCAAATGGGACGGCGGTATTGCGCTGGTATTTGGTCGTAAAACTTCGGGCGAGTTCTTTTGTGCCGACAAGTATATGCCCAATAAAGGTGTGCTACCAACTAGTCCTAAACAATGGATTGAATACGATCAAGCACGTGGTGCAAATCGCAATGATCTATATGAAAAGATTAACACCATCTGGAAAGGACTTGAAGCTGATGTTGTTGCTCCTGGCACCTACAAGGGCGATTTAATGAGTGTAGGTCCTACCCCTTTAGTTAAGGGCATGTATGAGTTTAAGCCTACTACAGTTACGTATCGTATACCGCCAAAGAGCCCGATTGGAGTGCTAATAGCAAACAAGGTAGGAGTACTTGTAGTACATCAAAAAGACGGTGCACCTTGGGACGGGCGAACAGGATTGGCAAATAACGGAGACGTCGCAATTATCAACCCCACTGCCGGGCTAAAATTTACACTCAAAGATCCTGTGCAATTAAGTAATGCTGCCACAAAAGCAGTCAACGGACCCGCAGGGCAAGCCGCAGAACAATTTTTAAAAGGCATGGACGGAGTTGCCCAAGCTGCCCTTAAAAAGTACTTTAACCACAAAATTACCGGACAAACTGCTGAAGACGAGGTCACCTGGTTGCAAAAAAACGTGAGCGGAAAACAGTATAAAAATCTAGTGGGCGAAAATCAAGGCGGTTACTTGTATAGAAATGCCAAAGGATACAAAGCTCTTAGAGACACTTGGAATGCCATTTACAAGTTTAAAGTGGCTCTTGCCAACGAGCTTGAGGCACAGGTCAAGGGATTTGAGCAGTGGACCGGCGGGCAAAAAGCCGGCGAGGGTTTTGTAGTGGATGCACCCGGAGTGGGACTTATAAAACTGGTAAATCGCGGGGTTTTTGGTCAAGCGCATTTCAACAAGTGATCCCGGGGTTTTTTAGAAAAAGACTAAATAAATGCATGTAGTCCTAGATGGGCTCATTATTTTTAAAGGAAAAACAAAATGGCTATTCAGACAAGATATGTAGGTGACTCAAATGGTATTGTTAACGTTGACAACAACCTAAACAGCATCGGTACTGGTGCAATTATTGCTACAGGTTTAACAAAGCCTCCAATGGCATTCAAAATTACTGCAACTAGCTCAGCAGGTAACATTGCTCTAGAAACAGTAACTGGTGGTGCAGTAGAAACAATTCTACGTAACATTGCTATTGATTCTACAGTTGTTATGTACCAAGTTGAAACAACTGGCGGTACAACAAGCAATCAACTTAGCGTATTGCTAGAAGCTACTGGTGCAGGTCCTGCTAACAGTGGTTATGGTGCACAGACATTTACACCAACTACAGTTGCAACAGCATTGACATCACGTTTACAAGCACTAAACAGTTCTGGTAACATTGGTGTTGCTGGTAACATTTGGGCTGCTGGTATCAGCGTAACATCAAGCGGTTTTAAACTAGCTTAATAGTTTTTAAACAGAGAATGAAGGCACATTTTTGTGCCTTTTTTCTTGGCTGCTAAATACTGTATGAATGCTCCAGGCTTACAATTTTTTACAGGTTATACGCTAGTTGATATTACACCAACTCGTGTTATTCGCAGTAGCATACCCGACGATGTCAAACGAAACCAACAACGCAATTGGGAAACAGTGTTGCAATGCATGAGCCTGCGCACACAACCCTTGCATATAACCGAGCCCACAATATATCAAGATGTATCTGTAGACCTGCGATTTGGCGACTATTTTGAAGGCAAACACACAATGTGGTCTTGGAGTTGGGCCATTGAAAGTCAAGGAGTTTATGATTTACCCGGCAAACCGCTTGGCGGGCTAATGCAAGACTTTGAACAAGTGCCAATCATTACCGGACTAGAAGAAACTGGTAGATTCATGCTTCCCATCTTTTATCCTTATGGTGCTATTAAAAACGTATATTTCGTTCAACATCACGAGCAATAAATAGAGTATAGATGCTCAGGCACCACTTAGGCTCACTTTACGGCACACATCAAGGCACACGTTAGAAGCGTCGACTAACCACGAGAACAAAATGGCCGGTACGGAAATTGAAAAGAAAAGCCTAGAGGCGCACGTAGAGTTATGCGCTGAAAGGTACAACAGTTTGGAAAACAAATTAACAAATCTTGAACAGAGAATGGACAAGGTTGAAGACCATCTTGTGGACATCAAGACTACACTATCAAATCAAGACAGTAGTCAATACAAAACTCTAGTCACAATTGGTACCACAATTATTGGGGTACTCATCACTGGCCTAATAACTTTGGGTGTACACATCGCTACTAAATAACAGTATGCGAATTGTAGAATTACTTAACAACATATCGGTACCGATCAATAATGAACAAGCTGACTTATTGGGCCGATTTGACCACGAGCCTACAATATTCAAAAACAAGCTCAACGAGCGCGAGCAAGAAATTGCAAATCAACTAACGGCACAAGACATACTGCTACGCCGTAATGACAATGGCCAAATCACGTACAAAAAGAAAATCCGCTAAGGACCGCATGCCCCAAGAAGTCAGCCAGATGGTGGATCTAGCTGCCGACTACATTCAGCATTGGACTCGCAATGAATTGCATCGAATTCAATCAGGCAACGCACCAATCTGTATACCCATCAAATCGGGATATCTAATAGGCACTTACACTCTACGCACCTACTCAAATAAAAAATGCGATGTTTTTGATAACACTGCTAACTTGGTACACACATTTGAAGACAAACGCAGTGCAGTTCTATACACAATATACACCATCAAAAGACAGTACAAAGCAGCAGACAATATCCGTAATCTTGATATAGAAATAAATAAAAACTATACAGACACGCAGGCCTGGCGCAATCACATAGCCAAAGCCCGTAAAAGACGAGATTATGATACAGTAGATATTAGAACTTCTAGGTTGGAAATAGCCGAAAAAGACTTGGAATTGGCACGAAACGAAATATCAAAAATCTATCTAGCTGCTAAATATAATAAAATATGGGATTTATAACATGAGACTCTCTGAAATGCATACCGAGGTTACACCTCAAAAAATTAACCGAGTTATGGAAAGCCGTTTTGGTTTTAGCATAGACTATGATAATTTGACTTATGCCAAGGCACAACGCCTGCACAAAGCCATTAACGAAAACATGAATAATATTCGTAAAAGTTTTGGCGCACATACAGTGGAGAAGAATCCCAAGTATGTAGAACTGATGCTGGTTCGTGAGGGCCTAGACAAATGGCTACACAGCGAACAAGGTTTGTTTGAAAGTGAAATTGGTGCCAGTGAAGCACGTCTTGCTGCACAAGACATTGTGGACTCGATTCAGGACATGATGGAAAAAATCGGCAAGATGCAGAACGAACAGGTACCGGCTCTTATTGCCACCATACGTGATCAAATTGGTATGGAGCAAAGCGAAGCGTTTAAAACCGCAGTTAAACCAATACTAGATACACTGTATCAAGCAGTGGTATCAAGTCAAGAACAGGCCGAGCAGGCAGTTTTACAATTGGCCGGAGAAGCTGCTCCTGCTGGTGATATGAATATGAATTTGGGCGCACCCGATGAGACAGGTCTAGGCGGAGATGCTATGGCACCAGAAATGGGTGATGATACCGGAACACCTCCTCCCGAAAGCGACCTAGACAACGCTGAAGATGGATTTGATGCAACTGATGCTGCCGCTGGCGGTAGTGCAACTCTAGGACGTGGCCGTCGCTAACATGAGAATTAACGAAATAATTTTTGAGAGCGAAGACTACCCTGAGTTTGACTCAGAGGTAAACAGTCCCATCGAGGACGAGGCTGACACCCGCGGTGATGCAAGTTTGATTACTGCTCTTGAATATTTGCGCAACGAAGCTGAACAAAGCAATGCAGTGACACCACGTGTCAAAGTAGACACTGTGATAAATCGTGTGCGTGCCATGCCCGGAAATGAAGCATTTAACTATGCTGCTCTTGACAAAGCGCAAAAAGACAATGAAACAGTAAAGAGCATGATCAAACGTATTGAAGATGATACCCACACCGGGGACAAATACGTTTATCTTGCTCCTGCCGAAAACACCGTTGACACCGGCGGTGACGGAGCAACCGATCTTGATAATGATAAATCATCCAAGATTGTGAGTAGCATGGCCAAGCGTGCCGCCAGCTAACCAAAACTCTTGACAACTTACAATAAATAATTTATAATACTTAACACAAGGAGAGTATCATGAAGAAAATCCTATCACTATTCATTCTAACATTGAGCCTAACTGCCAGTGCCGAAGCCTGTTGCTATCGCGGTGGTTATTACCATCATGGATACAGTGGCGGTTGGGTGGCACCTGCTTTAATTGGCGGAGTAATCGGATACGAACTGGCACAACCTCGCACGGTGGTTGTTGAGCAACCGCCTGCAGTTGTTTACACACAACCTCCAATGGTGGTACCGCAACCGGGTTATGCACCTCCTCCAGTGGGCTATCATTACCAACAAATGGTTAATCCACAAACCAATCAATATCAATTGGTATTGGTGCCAAACTAAAATGAAACTACGCAAACTGCGCCGTAAGTTATATGTCGCCATCTTTAGACACGATGTCAAACGTGAGCAAAAGATTTGGTATAAGATACTTAAAAAATCTATTCGGCACAAACACACTCAGGATATACACTAAAATTTATTAAAGGTGAAGAAAATCGTAAGAAGTGGGATAGCTATCAACCCACTGATGTAGTAAAATCTATATTAGGAGACAAATATGTCCTATAGTGCAAAGGTCATTGACCATTATGAAAATCCCAGAAATGTTGGGAAATTAGAGGAGACAGCGCAAGTTGGGACCGGTGTAGTTGGTGCCCCAGCTTGCGGATGACCGGAGATGTTATGCGGTTACAAATAAAGGTAGTAGATGGGATTATTCAAGACGCTAAGTTCAAAACATACGGATGTGGATCTGCCATTGCCAGCTCGAGTCTGGTTACGGAATGGGTTAAAGG